GAACGAGATCGAACGCGAACAACTTCGCACCATTGGTGAAGTTATCTCAAAAGCCAGCGAACAGATCGAAGGTTACGAGCGGGCCATATCAATTATCAGAAATGCAATATGGCTTCGGGGAGGTTCTGCTCCCCAATGGGCGCTCGATGCCCTTGAGAGGGCGGAGAAGGAAATCCTGAAATGAAGTACACGCTGGTGACCTTGTTCCTCCTCACTGGAGAGGAGTATGTCGAGGAAAAGGGCCTCTCCATACAGGAATGCGCTGGCCGCGCTGCCCTCCTTCGGATCGAAACAGAGGAGGTCGCTGAGCATGTCGAGGACTTTATCTACAAATGTGTGCCGGAGGACAAATGAGAGAGCCCGTACCAGATTGGTCTGAACTCTTCACCGAGAAGAACAACGAGATCGAGAAGCTAAAGGCGTCTGAGAGCCACCTGTTTAAATACGCACAGGGTGTGGCCATGAAGCTTGAAAGACTTCGCGCGGCTCTGGAAGACATCCGTGATCTCCCGTCCGATCACAAAAACGAAACATGGCGCGGTATTGCCGCCGACATTCTGGAGAAGGAATACCCACGATGAACCGCCGCAGTATCATGGCCATGCTTGGATTGGCTCCCGCAGCAGCAGTGATGCCGCCTGAGGTGTATGAGCCGCCTGTCCCCAAGCTTAACAGGGCAAAAATTGGTGGCGGGCTTGGGCTCTTTGGCGACGATGAAGACCCCGTATTGAACGCACAGCGGCGTCTGGAGGCTGCTGAGTGGGCAGGAGCCAATAACCCCGCTCCCATGTTCGACATCACGGACTACTCTGATTACGACTACGGGGTTGAATCCATGAAGTCGTGGAGCCGCTACATGAAGTCAATGTCCCGTACCAAGAGGGCACGGGAATACTATGAAAAGAGGCGCATTGAAGAGCGGCGTTATGGTGTGGCACGCGCTCTCTTCCTCAAGATGGCACCACCACACCTGAGAGATTTCCTTTAACAACAAGCAGGAGACTAAATGAAGTTCACAGTTGCAATCTTGGCTATCGCCGTCACCGCTGGTGCCGCAAATGCCAGCGTCAAGGAGATGGTCAAGAGGGAGGCGCGGGCGCAAGGAGTGCCGGAGCATTTCGCTCTTGCCATCGCCCGCACCGAAAGCAACTTCCGTTGCAGTGCAGTGGGAAGGGCTGGAGAGCGTGGCGTGATGCAGATCAAGCCGCGCACCGCAAAGGGTGTTGGCTACAAGGGTTCGGCACAAGGCCTGAACAATTGTGCGGTCGGAATCCGCTACGGGATGAAGTATTTAGCGCTTGCTTACCGCAAGGCGCGTGGTAATCTGCATCTCGCCGCAACTTACTATAACCGTGGCCTCGGCACCAAGAGCAGGAAGAGCGCATATGCAAAAAAAGTCCTCGGACAATGATGAACTGGACAATGTCCTCAGTCAGCTTGCGGAGGGGGACATCTACGCCTCCGTGATCCTGATGATCACCAAGGAAGGTGAGCGCATCTACCTCCACAAGTTCGAGAGCGATGTTGCCGCTCTCGACTTCATGGAGCAGATGGTCAGTTCTTACCGCGTAGACATGATCGAACTCGCCATCAAGAGGAGTACAAATTGAAGGAGGTAGATGGGGACGGCGCGTTCCATTATTGGCTCAAGACCGCCAAGACTGGCGAACAGGTTATCTACTACCAAGGGTTCTTGATGCGAGACCGCGAAGCCTTTTTAAGGGCTGGCGGTTTCGCGGATAACTTCCCACCCCGTATCAAGGCGGCAATCTCCGCTTGGAAGGCCTACATGAATGGGGATGTGATCTTGGTTCAGAAGAAGGATGATGCCTATGACTACAAATACATCGCAGTCAAAAGCTAGGGTCTTGGAAACCCGCTACGTTTGGGCCCCCACCATCGCAGAGGCGATGGAGTTGGCTCAGCAGCAAGAGTTCCGTGGGTGGCGCATACAGGGTGGCCCCGTCCCCATGATCTGGAACGGCCAATATGGCACCGGGGTCGCGATCACAAGAGGCGTAACTGATGTCTGACTCCAATGTATTTGAGTTCGATGTATCCAAGGTCAAGGGCAAGAAGGTCATGGTTGCCACCCCCATGTATGGTGGGATGGGCAATGCCATGTTCTTCTCAAGCCTCTTGAGGCTACAGGACCAGCTTATCCACCGTGGGGCACAGATGCACCACGCCTTCATGTCCAACGAGAGCCTGATCGACCGTGGCCGCAATGGACTGGTCGATACCTTCCTGACCGAGAGCGATGCCGACTACATGCTCTTCATCGATGCGGATGTGGAGTTCCGTCCCGAAGATGTTCTTGTTATGCTCTGCCAAGAGAAGGACATCATCTGCGGCCCATACCCAAAGAAGCACATCAACTGGCCCGTGATCATCGAGGCGGTGAAAGCTGGGATCGAAGACCCATCTACCCTCTCCCGTCTGGTTGGGGAGTATGTGTTTACACCACTCGACCCCGAAACAAAGATGGAGATGGTTGTTAAGGTAGCGGAGGCTGGAACGGGCCTCATGCTGATCCACAGGTCTGTATTCCACAAGATGAAGGAAGCCTTCCCGGAGAACTACTACATCTCCGATGATTCCAAGTTCCGTTTCCAGAAGAAGGAAATGCACGCCTACTTCCGCACGATGATCGTGGACAACCGCTATCTCTCGGAGGACTATTACTTCTGCCACAAGTGGCGTGAATTGGGTGGCGATGTGTGGCTTTTCCCGTGGGCTCAGACTACACACTACGGCACATACGGCTTCCAAGGTTCCGTGGGTGACCTGATGAACCTGATCCGCAGGCTTGAAGCCAAGGCCAAGGAGGCGTCCAATGGATGAGGAGGCAATGGCCAAGGCTTTGGAGGGCAAGTTCTTTTGGGAGCGCACCACCAAGTATGAGCCCGCCACACCCGACATGATGTCAGTCAGAAGGGCTCAGAAGGAGTTTGCGCCCATCGAAGAATGGTATCAGGAAGAGGTGGAGGACGAACCAGAACCCCGCCTCTGGCAGCGGAAGCCCCCACCCCCGGTGGACTTTGTGGCGCGTGTAAACGCCATGAAGGAGGTAATCGCCGCCCACTTCCGTCTTGATGTGGAGGACATCCAATCCCGCACCAAGCGGAAAAACACAGTGACCCCGAAGAAGTTCTTCTATTGGTGTCTCTGCCGCTATTTTAAAAAGACAAGCCTCGTCCAGATGGCGAAGGTCATCGACAGGGATCACTCGACCATTATCTATGGCCGCGATGGTTTCGAACTTGAGAAGCATCTCCACGCCGAACTGGTGGCCAAGATGGACGAGTTCATGGATTATAAGCCGGGTTAGCACAGCGGTAGAGCAACCGCCTTGTAAGCGGTAGGTCGGGGGTTCGACTCCCTCACCCGGCACCAATTTGGAGGAAACATGAAGACCACGAAAGAAAAAGCGCAAACCTGTATCGAGAGGTGGCGGAGGCGCGGCTACTACGGACAGGTCGAGATATTCAGCATCATCATGGCCCGCGAAGAAATGCTGAGAGAGGAATTACTGTCTGCCATGCGTGTTCTTGCCTCTGCTGGAAAGGAAGCGGAGGTCGAAAGGATACAGATGATCCTTAATGATATTATCGAGTAGCGAATTATGAGTTAAGCAATCCCGTCTGATATACTTGCCGTATGGATTACGCGGATATCATTGACAAAATCCCAGAAGAAGAGAAGCCGGAGATTCTCCGGCTTCTTCGCGCATTGGACGAAGCCAAGGAGCGGGAGGCTGCCCGCGACCACTATCTTGACTTCGTAAAGATGATGTGGCCGGGGTTCATCTCCGGTCGCCACCACAAGATCATGGCGGATGCCTTTGAACGGGTGGCCAACGGCTCACTCAAGCGCCTGATCATCAATATGCCACCCCGGCACACGAAGTCTGAGTTTGCTTCGTATTTGTTCCCGGCATGGTTTCTGGGCAAATACCCTCAAAAGAAGGTCATTCAGACGGCACACACCGCCGAATTGGCGGTCGGCTTTGGTCGAAAGGTGCGTAACCTCGTCGGTGCCAAGGACTACCAGTCGGTGTTCCCGGGAATTGGTCTCCAGTCCGACTCAAAGGCCGCTGGGCGGTGGTCAACCAACAAGGGCGGCGAATATTTCGCTATCGGTGTCGGCGGTGCCGTTACAGGTAAGGGTGCCGATCTTCTGATTATCGACGATCCGCACTCCGAACAGGAGGCCATGATCGGCCAATTCGATGGGTCGGTCTATGACAAGGTGTTTGAATGGTACTCGTCTGGACCCCGCCAGCGTTTACAGCCCGGTGGTGCCATCGTGATTGTGATGACCAGATGGGCCAAGAGGGACCTAACAGGCCAGATCATCGACGCCTCGATCAAGAAAGAGGGCTCCTCTGAGTGGGAAGTCATTGAATTCCCAGCCATTATGCCGTCTGGAGAGCCCCTCTGGCCGGAGTTTTGGTCGATTGATGAACTCCAGAAGCTGAAGATCGAACTCCCGATCTCCAAGTGGAGCGCTCAGTATCAACAAGACCCCACTTCCGAAGAGGGGGCGCTGATCAAGCGCGACTGGTGGAATGTGTGGGAGGGCGAGAAACCGCCTCCATGTGAGGCCGTGATCATCGCAATGGACACCGCATTCTCGAAAACCGAGCGCTCCGACTACTCGGCATGCGTTACTTTCGGGATTTTCAACCATCCGAACGCGGTTGGCAAGCCGATCCCAAATCTGATCCTTTTGGATGCGTGGAAGGATAAGCTAGAGTTCCCCGAACTGAAGGCCACAACGGTCCAGTATCACAAAAACTGGCAGCCTGATATGTTCATCGTTGAAAAAAAGGCCTCTGGAGCGCCACTGATCGCTGAATTGAGGAATGCCGGGGTTCCGGTCCAAGAGTTTACACCCACAAGAGCCACTGGCGACAAGATTGTGCGTGTAAACGCAATCACAGACATCTTTGCTTCTGGAGTTGTTTGGGCCCCAGAAGACCAATTTGCCATCGATGTGGTGGAAGAATGCGCCGCCTTCCCCTCTGGCGACCACGATGACTACGTTGACGCCGTTACAATGGCGCTTATGAGGTTCAGGCAGGGTGGTTTCATCATCCCGACCGACGAAGACGATATGATCAAGACCCCGAAGTTCCGTAAAGAACCGTTTTATTGATATAATTGGTTCGAAAGCAAGAAAGACAAGCAATGGCCGAACCTTACATCCCGATTTCGCCGGAAACACCGCCCGTAATGGTTGATCTGCCCGAGGAAGACCTTGGGCCGAACGTGACCCCGACCGAAGACGGCGGTGTAACCGTCGATTTTGGCGATTCTGACCCCGCAGAGTTGATGTCGGACGATCATTCCGCGAACCTTGCGGAGGTCATGGACGAGGCGGAACTGCTTTCCATCGCCTCCGATCTGGTGGCAGACTTTGAGGCCGATCTGGAGACCCGCAGGGACTGGGAAAAGGCCTACACACAGGGCTTGGACCTCCTTGGGCTCAAGATCGAGGAGCGCACAGTGCCGTGGCCGGGTGCATGTGGCGTTTACCATCCCGTCCTGACCGAGGCCGTGATCCGCTTCCAAGCACAGACCATCATGGAGGTATTCCCCGCCTCCGGCCCCGTAAAAACCAAGATCATTGGCAAGTCCAACGAGGAACTCCTCAAGCAGGCGCACCGCGTCCAAGAGGAGATGAATTTCGTGGTCACTGAAAAGATGACCGACTACCGCTCCGAAACTGAACAGCTTCTCTTCCGGCTTCCGCTGGCTGGTTCCGCCTTCCGTAAGGTCTACTACGACACCGTCAACAAGCGCCCCGCAGCGGTCTTCGTGCCCGCCGAGGACTTCGTGGTGGCCTACGGCACAACTGATCTCGCCACTTGCCCGCGTTACACCCATGTGACGCGCATGTACCCGAATGAACTTCGGAAATTACAGGTGAGTGGGTTCTACCGGGACATTGATATTCCAGACCCGGAACCGGACTACTCGAACCTTCAGAAGAAGTACGACAAGGTAAAGGGCGAGACCCCTTCTTTTACGGATGACCCCCGGCACACCATCCTTGAGATGTGCGTCGATCTTGACCTCCCCGGGTTCGAGAGCGAGGACGGGGTTGAACTGCCGTATGTTGTGACCATTGATAAGTCGAGCAGCAAGGTTCTGTCAATCAAGCGCAACTGGAAAGAGGGCGATACATCTTATGCCAAGCGACAATACTTTGTGCATTATCAGTATCTTCCCGGCCTTGGCT